GTTCAAAACATTCTTAATTGTGATTGATGTTGTTTTAATCGTTTTATTGCTGCTTCGTAATATTCTGTATCTATTTCGTATCCTGTTAAATCATATCCTAAATTATGACAAGCTATCGCTATGCTTCCGCTTCCTAAATGCGTATCTAATATTTTATCTCCTTCTTTTGCGTAATTAATTAAAATCCATTCGTAAAGCTTAATAGGCTTTTGGGTGGGGTGTATTTTACCTCCTGTTTTATCATCTTGTGCCTTGTGCGAACCTCTTGGCATATCAAAAACTCTTAAAGCACGATTAAATGATGTAAAGGCTAATTCTCCATCAGCTAAACTAAAGTTTCTTTGTCCTTTATCCCAAAATATCCATCCCATACTTGGTGGTATATTCTCAACCATATAATTTGCACCCCAAATAATTTGATTTTTAGAAACTCTAAATAATTCTTTATAATATTTTGGCTTAGGTATTTCTTTGTCCCATTCTTTATCATCCCTCACAATCCAACCTTTACCTGTATGTTTTTTTGCAAAGTTTATTCCATAAGGAGGGTCAACAATAGCAAGGTCAAACTGATTATCGCTAAACCCTGCCATCGCAACCATGCAATCCTTATTGTGTAACTTTATCATTCTGTATTTCCCTGTAAAAACTAATTTGTTTTTTTACTTCGGGTCTTATCCACTCAACCGAAGAAAGAATAGGGTTGTCTTGTTCTGCCCATGTTTCTAGTTGATTAAATATAAAATTCATTTCTTTCGTGTTCCCCTTACAATTAGAATGTGCAACAGCACAAACCCTGTTAATTGTAAAGGCTTGTACTTTTACGCCACCATATTCCTTTTTTAAATCGTAAAACCTTTTAAAAAGATACTCGCTAAATACTCTATTTCTAATTACTGAATTACCTGTTTTAAACATTTCATTGCAACCATTATTAAAATAAATATTTAATACATTACCAACCGAAAAAACATCTTTTGTATCTAGGTATTTTTTATAAACATAAGCATAGTCTTTTCTCGTTTGTGAATAGCTTTTTAAATAGTCATAAGCACCCCATTTTCTATTATTGTTGTTAATAGTCATTACATACTTTTGGTATTCGTCAAAGTTACTTGTATCAACCCAATCGATTATATAAGCTGGTAGTGTTTCTATTCCCATCTTTGTCGCTTGCAAAACTCTGTGATGCCCCTCTAACAAGTTGCCTTTGTCATCAATGATAATTGGAACTAACCAACCAAATTCAGTAATTTTATTTTCAAAACTCTCTGAATGTTTTTCAACTATATCTCTATTAACGTTAGAAAATTTAATTTTGTTAATTGGATAATTTAAGTTAAACGTACCTACTTTTAAATCTGTTTTATTCATAATATTAATTTTATGTGTTGCCTACTCTTTAAGGTTTTCGGCTTCCCCTTATAATATACCTCGCATTACGTATTGGTCAATGTCGTTATCTTCTACAAAAAAGTATTTGTATAAATCAATACCTTGTCTAAATTTATCTTTGCCCCTTTCTATAAATTCGTCACTCGCTTCAAATATTCCTATGTCGCAACTTCCTTTATCTATAACAAGGAACGTCACCTTACTAGCTTTGAATAAGTTTTTATAAATGTATGCTTGTAAATCATAACCGTATTTTTCGGCACTATATCTAAACGTTGATAGTTCGTTAGATGTTTTTAGGTCTATTAAGTGGTCGCCTTTTAAAATATCCGCCTTACCCCTTACCGCAAATCCTTGTATCATTTCTATTGCGGGAACTTCAAACTCCGATTTATTTAATAGTTTTAGTGCGGCTTCGTTTCTTAATAATGCATCGGTTAGTCGTTCGGCTTCCATCTTTTCTTTTTCCAAATAAACTTCGTCATGACTTGTTAACGCTTCTTTATACAGTTTGTTGGTTTTTGAAGCTACATCAATAAAATGTATCTTATCAATCTTATGGGGTTCTAAGACCATCCAATGGAAAAGTTTTCCTTGACGAAGTGCTGGGGTGTCAAGATTATTACCATACTTCATTATATACCTATAAGACTTTGGACTTTTAAGAAGTGTTTTTAAACTACTACTGCTTAACGCATTTTTGTTTAGATGCCCATAATAAAACTCGTCACTTTCCATTTGAACAAGGATTTCTTCTTTGCCCCAACAATCTCCGTTAAGTAGTGTTATCATATTCCAACCATTTCCGCAGATTCGTCCCCTTCTTCGTTTTGCCTTCGGTCAAGTTCCATTTTACATCTTGCCCTAAATGAATTCAAATGTTTTGGGTTGGATAGAATATTAATTAATTCTTGTGTTGTGTAACTTCTATAAAAAAGTTCTTCGTAACTATGCATGATAAATTGTTTTAGTGATGCTAATATAAAACATTGTCTTTTAATAAACAAATTATAAACAAAAATAATTTACTTTTTTATTTGTGTGTGGAACATTATCTCCTTACCATCTAAGTCGTCTTTTGGAAAAACTTTTTCTTCCAGCTTCTCTATTCTATTTAATGCGACCACCAAAGCTTGTTGTGCAATCTTTAAATCGGTTTGCATTTTAATTAATTTACTTTCTTTCATATTAGTCGTTGTTGTTGTATATCTATCTAAATTTTCGTAATACTTATTTACACTATCCCCCATAGACTTCTATTTTCTTTTTAAGTTTTATAATTTCTTTTTCTAATTCGTTTATCTTTTCTTCGGCTTTTCTTGCACGTTCTACCGCTCGAAGTTTATCCGCACGGAATTCACTTATAGTGTGATTAAAATATAATTCGTTTGTATATATTTCTGTTATATAATAATTAATATCAATTAAAACCCCCATCAAATCGTCAACGGTTTTGGTTGGCTTTTTATCTTGCCACTCAAGTAATGTGTTAGCAATTATATCAAAGTTGTTTAAATAGTTTATATGTTTTAAGTTGTGTATTTTTTTATCCATTAGAATTTACATTTAGAACAGTTAAAGTGTTTTCCTATTTTATTAATGTAAGATATAAAATTTTTTGGTTGGGTAAAATAAGTCCAATTACCTTTATAGTATCTTGCGGTAACAACACATTCATCAAGTGGGATATTTGTTTTGTCGTCCTTGTGTTCGTGTTCTACTTTTATCGCTATACCACCTTCACCCCATTTATCAATTATTCTTTCAAGTATAAGTTTTTGACCAGTAGGTATTTTGTTATACTTTCTTTTTACCTCACCAAGAATCAAAACATGATTATCAAATTCTAAAACAAAATCCACATCGCTTGGGTGCATGTTTCCATTTTGTACACCCGTAAAATCTATAACTTGTTTTACTTGGTTTCTATTTCTTATTAAGCTAGTCAAGATATTCTTTGTAAATTCTTTCTAATCTTTTGAACACACCATTTAAAAAACAAGAACCGCAACTTGTGAACTCCCTATTGTCTTTAAATACTCTATTGTATATTTTAAGTAAATCGTTTTGTTCAACGGTTGTAATTCTATTTTTGTTAGTTTCAAATATTTCAGATAAATAATTAAATTCATCTTCCGTTAAACACAAAGGTCTTTCGTAAGGAAATAAGTAATTCAGTTTTTCCCTACGTTCGTCACAACCGCAGTCGTCACCAGCTAACCACTTGACCGCTTTTTTTATGCCGCTTGCTTTAGTTATTTTCTCGACCGTATCGCCAACACCTTTACTAGCTTTGGCATGTTTCTTTTTCCATGCTTTATACTCTTTACTTCTTTTGTCACCTTTAAATTCTGTCATAATCGTTGTTTTTAAAATCTTCCCAATCTTCTTTAAATAATTCTTTAACTTCTTGTTTACACTTTTTTAATGTGTTAAATATACTAACCCAACTTATGTTAGTTTCTTTTGCAATTTTTCTTATACTCATTCCGCTATTGGCATATAACTTAAATAGTGTTTTATCATACCAACGCCATTTGTCAATATGGTTATCAATCAAGGTCGAAACCTTGTGGTAACCTATTTGTTCATCCATCTCCGAATAGTCCGCAATTTGCGTAAAATCTTCTTCATCGTCAAGTCTAACTTTTTTAACTTTGTTTTTAGCATTGCAGTATTGTAAAAAAAGACTACGTAAAGTAAAATAAACATAACCACGACTAACAACACCATTACTAATAATTTTAGATTCATTTGCATACTTATATAATACTTCATACATCTGTTGTACTATGTCCTCGGCATAATCATATTCTCCGAAAGAATTTACAATCCTTATCCATTCCTTATGTCTTTTAGCAACTTTAGCTAACCACTTCGCTTCTCCCACAATACATTAACGCTAATTATAAATATCAAACATTGCAACGTGTATTCCGTTACTTCTTCGTTTTCTTCGTTTATGTATGTTTCATTATGTACTAAAGCACCTACCATAAATCCTTTAATTGGACTTAATATTATTTCAGCGTTTACCGAAAATCCAATAAGTATAAATAGAAACGCAATTAACATTAGTATTGTAAATATTAAGACAAAAGGACTTGATAAAAATAAAGATGCATCCATTAAAATTTAATTTTTTCTAAAGGTTTTTCGTGTAATATATCTTTTCCTTTAAATTCAAATCCTACATTGTTAATTACCATTCTAAGTTTTATTGGTTGTTCGTAAGGACTACAACGACCACCTGTTTCTGTTTCTTTAATTTTTAATACCGTGATATGACTAAACATCCATTCGTTTGGACTGGAAGTCATCCTATGTATGCAAATCACATCGTCAGCACGATTTCCAAAAGCACCACCGCCTTCTACATCTGCCAAATTAAGTGGCTTAACCATACCTTCGTATTCATGTCCACTTGGGTAAACTTTACGCATTGCATCGGTAACCCCATGACAATTTACCCATATTGCAATCTTTTCTTGTCTTGAAAATAACCTTAGTTCGGTAAGGCAATAATAATTATATTCGTAACCGTTATACTGTCGTGCAAGGTTAGCATCCCTAGACAAACTATTGTAAGGGTCTATAAGTAAACCATGGAAATCCCATGCTTCTTTTATGGACTTTATTTCTTTAAGCAATTCAACGTAGGTATATATTTTGTCGGCATCTATAACTTTAAAATGTTTGTCAGACCAATTAATTGCTTTCGTGATTGATTCCTCACTTGCGGTGTGTATTGGCTTACCCATTTTAAATTCTATAATCTTACGGACAATACTTTGTGGTGTGTTCTCACTTGAAAATATTACAAACCTTAAATTATGTTTTATTGCCCATATAGTAAAAAGATAAACTAAAACGGTTGTCTTTCCTACGTTACTATGACCTATCGCTAAATTTAAACTACCCTCTGCGTATTTCAATCTTAGGTATTCATCTATTTCGGGTATTCCAATTTTTAAACCTTCTTTTACCCGTCCGTGTTTAATGTCAAATATTCTTTGTTTTATTTTATTGCTTTGTGCTATCAACGTATTTCGTTTATGTTAAGTTCGTATTTAATTTTTTCCTTTGGTATGTTTCTTGGTTCTTCCTTATATTCATATCCCAATATAGGGTTTATATTGTAATTCCAAAAATCGGAAGGAAATTTTGCACCATCCTTTAATTTTTTTAAAGACATAAATATAAAAAAAGGGGGTCGAAACCCCCTCTAAATTAAAATGGTAAATCAACTGTTGTTTCCCTTTCAGGGTTTTGTTGTTGGTTAGTTATTTCATTACTTATTATTTTTGCAACCCGCCAACCTACTAAATTGTTGTAATACTTACCATTGTATTCATTACCTCGTAAATTAATATCAACCGAAACATTATCCCCTATTTGATGTTTTTTTAACATATCCATTTTGTCATTTAAAAATTCAATGGCTATGTTTTGCGGGTACTGGCTATCTTCGTCAATAGTTAATATTAATTGTTGTTTTGTAAGTTTTTCACTTACCTTTTGTTCATCTGTAAATGCTTTAATTTTTCCTGTTAAATTCATATTTAAATTTTATTTAATTCAGATTCTACTTCTTTACTTACCTTATACTTGTTTCTAATTTCTTGAACGCTATAACCTTTTTTTCTATAATCAATAGCTTCGTTAAAGTCAGGTGTGTTTTTATTTAACCATTTTTTTTCATGGTCAGGTATTTTAGGTATTTCGGGAAGTGAATTTTCTTGACCCATAACCCAATCCGCAAATTGTTGTGCGGTTTCTAAAACCTTTTCCTCTGTTTTAGTTTCTACGTTTTGCCAAAAGGCATTAGCATTAGTAAGTGCGTTTTGCTTAATAATGTACTTTTGTGTCTTTTCCATAAGTAATTGCGTTTTGAATGTTTAATTGATTTTTAAGTAATCTGTTTTCCTCTCGTAGTTCCAAGACCTCGCCTTGAAGTTCTACTATTTTATCGTGTTTCATATTGCTAAGTTATAAAAAAATAATTAAAAAAAAAGGCAACATTTCTGTTGCCCTGTAATAAAACTAATTTTAATCAAATTCAATATTTAAACCTTTATCTTTATGTTCCTTCATAAAAAAATCTAGACTGTGATGATGGAAGGTTGCATTGATACATAATGGTTCACAATAAGCATGATAACCATTACCATTGTTTAATTTACGAATTTTTACTGTGTAATTTTTCATAGTTTTTTGTTTTACGTTATACATTATGTTAAAGAACTTAATCTATACATTAATATAAACATTTTATTAACAAAAACAAAAAAAATAAAGTTTTATAACAAAATCACAATTTATTGTTATATTCTTAACAATTTGTTACAAAAAAAGGGTAGCCGAAACTACCCCTTACACACATAAAACAATAAAAACTTCAAATAAGAGATTTTAGTTTAGTATTGTATTTGTCAATCATATCCTGTATGTCTTGACTGGAAAACTTAACTAATTCCTTACTTTTCAAATATAATTCATTTGCAAGTTCCGAACCAAGGAAAAGTGAATATTTATATTGTTCACCACTTTTAAAAACATTACACCCAACACATTGGACACGAACATTTCTTTCGTCCCATCTTGTTGAATAGTGTTTACGTGACATAAAGTGACCCGCTTGAATGTCTTTCCAATGGTATTTATTATTACATGTCACACACGTACACATACCATGTTTATCGGCACTACTTAATCTTATATACTTACTAAATACTAAGTCAAGTTTTTTTATTAGTTTACTACGTGTTGGTTTTTTACGCATCCATTGCTTTAACTAAACTTTTTCCCAAACGTTCATCAATACCCTGAATCATGCGATATATATACTTACTGTCAGACTTAACTTTTTTCTTTTCACCTAATAAACTATCAGTACCTAAATTTGTATATTGGTTTGCATCTAGTTTAAGTAATAAATCGGTACGTTCTTTTACGGAAACTGCAAAGTCTTTAGCAATTTTTTCCGCAAGTTGTCTAATTGTAGTATCTTCTTGCATGTTTAAAATATTTATAGTTATTAATTAATTTACATTATTTCCCACTAGCCCGCCAAAGGTAGTTTTTATTTTCGACAGTTTCAAGGTTTTGTTAATAACTTCTTTTATTTACCTTGTCCGTTGTATTTCTTTTTATAATACTTACTTGATTTTAGCATACTTGATTTACTTTTGGCGTGTATGCCTTTACGCCTTTTTTTCGGTTTTTTATAGTAATTACCTACGACTTGTTTTGCCATAATTTTTTAGTTATTAACACACAACCAAATAAACAAACCGCAACGCAATGTGGACAAATCATTGATGTAATTTATTTCCCATTACTTTCTCAACACCACGACTTCCAAAATATCCACCAATAACAACGGATAAAAGACCAGTAATTGAATCTAAAGGATAATTTAAATACCATCCTACAACATAACTGACCGAAAAGAAAACTAATGTTAAAGGTCTAACGTTTTGTGCAAGCCATCCGCTACGACTATCAGCAACCCATCTACGAGTCACACCATCCATTTCGGCACGTTCTAAGCGTAGTTTTTCAAGTGCAATATCCTTGTCTTCTTGGGACATATCACTCCCACCGATAATTGCTTCTATAACGTTTCCTACAGGGGTATCTTCGGCTATTGCACCAACAACTTTTGGAATCTTTTTTAAAAGGAATGAACCAACCGCAGTATCTTTAAATTTTTTTTTATTCAACATGAATTGAAGTATTGCCTACCGTTCTAGTAAGTCCATATAACATTGGGTGATTTGGTTTGGTCACTATCGGCATGTACGAAGGTTTTTGCAATGCCAAGTCTATTAAAACCCGCTTGTTGTAAAGATGTAATAATAATCCATCTTTCTCGTGAATTTGTGTATGCGATATCGACCGCTTTTCCAACTGTGTGTGAAGATTTTGTTGCATTTTTTTTTCTTCCCAATTTTTTATACAGGGTATTGTTATATTCTTCAGTTCTATACCCTGAATTGATTTTAAAGGGTATATTGGCAATTTCACGTGCCATATCGAGCATTTGCAAAAAATCATTATCCATGTTAAGACCGCTATTAGGTAGGTCGGGCGAATCAAATTCATTAATTGAAAAGTGTTTAAGATTCATTACTACATTCGTTTTTACAACCACACTTACCTGACTTACAGTCATCATAATTAAGTGTGTTGTTTAGCAGTAGTCTATCTATTGTATCGTCTTGTAGTTTTATAACCATACCTTCAAGCATATCTTTAGAAGCTACTAACATTTCTATTTTCATTTCTAAATTACTAATTTTTTTCTTAGCAGCTTCAAGGTCATCAGGATTACGACCAGTTATTGAACTTATAACCATAGCTAATGAAGCTACAATCATACCTATAATAGTATTTACAATTTGTGCATTTTCATTTGGAATTTTATATTTAGTCAAATAAAACAAAATAATAACTACAAGAAAAAACACTACTAAAGCACCGATATAGTGCCTTATATCTTTTGCTACTCCGTTGCTTGGCATTTTCATTTCTTTAACGCTTTATATATTTGTATAATTGTAAATGTCAAAGTTGCACCCATTACAAGCATTTGAAGTACAGAATTAATATCACTTACACTAAAGGCTAAAGCAAATATGTTTGCCGAATAAAGTCCAAATATTTTCATTGAATCATCCATTATTTAAATGCCATATATAAAAAGGTATCGTTTAGTTGATTTACATAAGTAGCTAAAGGTTCAAAACCATTATTATGAAAATTAAAACTATTAGAATTCCCTTCAGCAACATTTTGATTTGGTTTTATAAAAAGAGTAACAGGGTTTGAGGGATTTCTGCGGGAATCAAAAATATGCCAACTTCCTGTATCATCTGCATTTTTTACTAATAAAAAACTTGGTTTAAAACCTACATTTATTGTTGTTCCTGAACTTGTGCCATCTCCCGTATAAGTCCCTATCTTACTATAACCTGCAACAGAATGCCAACAATATGCCACATAGGTTCCTGTAGTATTTGAGAAAAAAGGATTAAATACAGTTGAAGTTGGGTCAGCAACAGGTGTTGGACTTGCCACAGAAAATGCACCTG